TTATGGAAGGTGTGCGCGGCTATTACTCAGAAATGGGTCAGGACGCGCTTTCTCCAGGCCTGCCAGTAACCGCACCAAACAGCGGCATCCCGGCGATCTTCACGACCTACACAGACCCGAAGATCATTAAGGCGGTTATCACTCCGACTAAGTCTGAAGAGACGTACGGTAGCGCTAAAAAGGGCGACTGGATAACAGACACGGCTCAGTTCCCCTTTGTTGAACTCTCTGGCACGCCAGTTTCCTACGACGATTACGCGGCTGGTGGTGATTCAGACGCAAATGCCAACTGGATTCAGCGTCAGAGCTATCATTATCAGCTCTGGACCAAGTGGGGAGAGCGCGAAGTTGATCGCATGGGCGCGGCTAAGATCGACTGGGTAAACCAGAAGAACGAGGCCAGTATCTCCGTTCTGAATAAAACGCAAAACCTGATCAACCTGTTCGGCATTTCAGGTCTTGAGCTTTACGGCGCTCTGAACGACCCGAACCTGCCAGCGGCTATCAGCCCGCTGCCGAAATACACAACATCAGGCGCGGCAGCTTCAGGTAATACATGGCTGGATACTCAGGATCCTCTGGCCGTCTATAATGACGTTCTGAAGCTTTACCAGAGACTGACTGTTCAGATGGGCGGTAATCTGACGCTTGAGTCTCCTATGAAGCTGGTGATCCCAACTGAGCGCCAGGCCTGCCTGTTGTATTCAAACGAATATATGGCCGGGAATGTGCTGAGCCTTCTGAAGCAGAACCTTCCCAATCTGAAAGTGGAAACACTTCCTGAGGCTGGGAGCACCCTAAGCGGTGGTAACAACAGCACTACAATGATGCAGCTGTTTGTTGACACCATTGAAGGTCAGGAAACGGTTACAACCGCCTTCACTGAAAAGATGAGAGCTCATGCTGTTGAGCGTTACTCTTCTAACTTTCGCCAGAAAAAGTCTCAGGGTTCCTGGGGAACGATCTGGTACTACCCTATTTCCTGCGCAACAATGACGGGCATCTGAAAACATGGCTTTACCAACATCTTCCAGGAGCGGTTCAACAGTAACCGTTATTTGTCGTATGCCGTCCGGTCTGGTTCTCGACCTTTACGACGAAGGTGTTTTGGCTGCCCGAGCACAGTCAAAAAACACAGTGATGATGCCTCCTGTTCCTAAGGAAAGCATTGTTCTCAAGGGTGCGCGCCGTGACCCACGCTACCACAAAAAAGAAAACATCATGCTCGGCATGGGCGGCAGAACGGAAGTGCCGGCTGATTTCTGGGCGGCATGGGAAAAACAGAATGCAAACTTCATGCCTCTGAAAAATGGCCTGATCTTTGCAATGCCCAAAGAGGCTGATGCAGTGGATAAACTCAGCGAGTTTCGCCATGAGCGCACTGGCCTTGAGGGGCTGGACCGCGACAAACTCCAGGGTGTTAAACCCATGGGATCGGAAGACGATTAATGAACTGTCCGACCGCACAAGGCGTTGCCACGTTTGACTATGCCGCGTGGTCGCGCCGTTACCCGTCTATCGCAGAGAATGTCGATGAGTGCCTGGCATGTGAGTATTTCGAGGACGCAGGGATGTATCTGAATAACGGGCCATGCAGTCCGGTCAGAGACCTGAAAAAACGATCTCGATTGCTTGGTATGCTGGTCGCGCATCTGGCCCTGTTAAGCTTACCATCCTCAGAAGGAGGAAATGGTGGAGCCGTTGGCAGGGTGTCCAGCGCAAGCCGTGGCTCTGTGTCTATCAGCACAGACTTTGGCCCGACGTCGGAGCGTGCCGCCTGGTTTAATCAGACGCAACCCGGAGCATCTTTCTGGACAGCGACACGCTATCTGCGTCAGGCCCGGTATGTTCCTGGTTTCCCACAGAGACCACGTATATGGCCATAAACATCAAATCAGCTACGCCTGGCGGATTAGAAAGAACGCTGACTGACCTGAAAAGGAAGCTTGGCGATAAAACGCATGTGAACGTCGGGTTCCTGGAAGGCGCTACATACCCTGACGGGACGCCAGTGGCATACATAGCTGCCATTCAGGAGTTCGGCGGCAAAGCTGAAATCCCAGAACGAGAACAAACGATATATCGTTCGATTAATGCTGATGGCTCGTTCCGAAAACGTGGTCGTTTCGTTAAGAAGAAATCTTCAAATTTTGCAACAGATCATACCGTTGCCGCACATGAGATAGTTATCCCTCCAAGGCCGTTCATGCGCAACACTATTACAAACAATCAGCCTGACTGGGGCAGAATGCTTGGAGCGTCCCTCAAAGCATCCGGTTACAACGCCGCCACCGCGATCGGCATCGTTGGTGAAGGTATGGTTAAGCAGATGCAAAAGGAGATTATTGATATGAAGTCTCCTCCTAATGCTCCGTCTACAGTGCGAGAAAAAGGGTTTAATAACCCCCTGATAGATACGGCCCATATGCTTCATTCTGTCGCATCCGAAGTGAAGAGCGGAAACAATGATTGACGTCTTTGGCCTGGCAGGGAATGCCACACAGTCGGTCAATTCGTTTATCCCGGCTACGCTCAAAGCGAGCAACGGATACACAGTGAACTCTGATTTCTCGATAACCCCTGTAGATACAGATGTTCGTATCTGGATCGAAGTTCAGGCGGTATCTTCTCAGGATCTGCTGCAGATCGAGAACATCAACCAGCAAGCCGATATGCGTGCCGTCTACATCAAAGGCAGCATTAAGGCGCTGAACAGACCGCTGCAATATGGCGGCGATATCATTAATTTTTACGGATCAGACTGGCTGGTAACACAGTCGCTTGAGGAATGGGGGGACGCTGAATGGTGCAAAGTGCTCGTCACCCGCCAGATGCCATCGTCGGGACAGCCGACAAGTTTGTAAGGCCTTCTGAAGCTGACATTTATACAGTCACCGGACAATGGCTTGGCTCCATATTTCCGTTCACTGTGAACGTAATTCAGGGGCAGCAGAACCGCGTTCCTCTTCCTCCAGACCCATGCCTGATTATGACAATCATAGACAGGACACGACTGGCTACCAACTCATCCAGTTACACAGAGTCAACACGCACTGTGACCGAGCCAACGCAGATCACAATGCAGGTGCAGACATTCGGAAGAGGCTCCGGCAATCTCATACAGTCAGTCAAGCAGCTCTGGCGCGATGAGAACGCCGTCGATTTCTTTAAGCAGTCCGGCTTTCCGTTAGCCCCTCTTTATACATCAGGCATACGCCAGCTCGGATTCATAAACGGTGAGCGTCAATATGAGGATCAGTGGTCGATAGACTTGCTCCTTGAGGCGAACATCACCATCACCTTACCGCAACAAACTGCCAACAAACTGACAATCGGCACCATCAGTGTCGATGCAGAATATCCGCCAGAGGAGTAAATCGTGGGCATACCCATTTCAGAAATCGTTAAGGTCACGCCCGGAGTTCTCGCTACTGGCGGCGGCCTGGACACACTTACAGGCCTGATCCTGAGCAGTAACACCACTGCCGTGCCGGCGGGAACGGTGAAGCAGTTCACCTCTTTATCTGCTGTTGAGACCGCTTTCGGCTCGTCCTCTGTGGAAGCCGGGATGGCGACTGTCTATTTCAGCGGCTACACGACCGCTACACAAACACCTTATCGCCTGCTTTTTGGTGGTGTGGCTGCTACATCAGGAACAATCTCCACTGATCTGGACACGGCTCTGTCTGCCAATGGCTCATGGAACTGCGTTACCACCGCGTATGAGCTTGATCTTGCCGATAAAAAGCTATTCGCTCAGTGGATAGGCAATCAAAACTGCTCATATTACGGCACTTTGTTCGACACAGACACAGAAGCCACAACTGATAGCAGCACGACAGCTTGTGGCGTCTGGCTTGCGGCTCAGAGCATTAACGGCGTGACAGTGGTTTATAAAGACCCGAACGCTGCTGCTTTATGCCTTGGATGGGCTGCGTCTCTGCCGTTTGCTACGGCTCTTGGTCGCAGATCGCTTTTCGGTATCCAGAATGACAACGTCACACCATCAGTCACAGACGGAGCCACAGCGAATATACTGACAGCAAATGGCTATAATTTTTATAGTGACTATGCTCAGGGCGGCACAGATTTCAATTTCTTCGTTAGCGGAACGGTTAGCGGAAAATTCCTGTGGGCTGACAGCTACGTCAACCAGATCTGGCTAAACAGCAACCTGACGACTGATCTGGTCAACCTGCTGCTGGATAGTGGACAGATCCCATACAACACTCGTGGCGACTCTCTGGTTTCAACAGCTGTTCAGAGCACTATTGATCAAGCCCTTTCCTTCGGGGCGATTCAGACCGGCATTACACTGACCACATCGCAGAAGCAGCAGATCAATAATGCGACCGGCAACACATCAGCCGCCGATGCTGTCGTAAATTATGGTTATTACCTGAAGCCGAATGTCTCATCTTCAACACCAGAGCAGCGCGTCGCCAGAACAGGCGCAACCGCACTCCTGTATTACTCTGATGGTCAGAGTTTGCAGTCGATCTCCCTCAATAGCTATGAGGTTCAGTAACCATGGCTGATAATTATGACATTACATCCGCCAATGCGGTTTTTACTATCACGGTTACGGGTCTGTATAACTCACCTGTGACACTGGAAAATTACTCTGCTGATCGCGCTTTTGAAACGCAATCCAGAGAGCTGGCTGAAACCTCAATGTCGGTCGATGGATATCTGAACGCTGGCTGGGTGCCTAACCCGGTGACGCAGACAATTTCATTGCAGGCGAATAGTGACAGCGCACTGGTCTTTGAGGCAATTGCAGCAGCGCAGGACACAAAGCGCGGGCTTTATCGTATGGGCGGGGAAATACAGCTCCCCTCCACAGGGCGCAAATACACATTAATCCGTGGCCTGTTGCGTGCACTTACTCCGATCCCGTCGGCAGGCCGTGTACTCGAAGCGCGTTCGTTTGAAGTTATCTGGGAGCGGGTTCTGCCCGCAGCTATCTGATGGCACTTCGTGAAAAGATCATCACCATTGAAGCTGATGGCGAGGATAAAGGTAAACGGTTCCGCATCCGGCGTATGAACGCCATTGATGGTGACCGGTGGGGCTGTCATTGCATCAAAGCTCTTGTTGAAGCTGGCAAAAACATCCACGGTCTAAATCCTGATGACGGTCTCGCCGGCGTTGCTGCCATGGGCATCGAGCTGTTGAACAATATGGCCCGGGATCAGATGGATGATCTGAATGATCGTTTAATGGAATGCGTCAAATTCCTGCCTAACGACAAAGATGATTCTATCGAAATTGACTGGAAGCACGCAGGTAACACGGGCCAGTTCACAGACCTGAAAACCCCCGGTGTTATCAGATCGGAGGCTTTCAGTTTGCATGTGGATTTTTTCAAGGGCGCGCAGCCGTTGTTTTACCGTCTGTTCACCATGCTTCTGATGGGAAGCAGCGACCCCGCGCCAGATACAGCAACTTCTCAGAGCGAATTGGCCTCGTAATCAGCGAAGGTCTCGCCACTTTGCACGAACTCCAGACTATTTATGACAGCGAAGGCCTGGAGGATTTAGTCGAACTTGCCGCCGTCCAGAGGTTCAACAGGTAACAAAAATGACAGTACATAAAATTGAGAGACGATTCAAAGTTCAGGAAAGACCATCTTTTGACGTAACAGAAACGATCGTAAAGAAGATTGGAGCTTCTGATGACGACAACCTTTATTGCAGTAGCGAAGAAGGTCGTCGCGCCTCTTTCTCTACAATGAAAGAGGCGCAGGAATACATTGATTTAATATCAAAGCAAATAATTAATTAGCTTGCATTATAACTACCAGGATCTTTCCTTACTATTCATCCAGTCAATGTCTTTTGTTTTATAGTGTCCATTTCCACTATTCATACACCTTCTTATAATTATATCATCTCCGCCTTTTTTTTCTAAGGAGAGTAAAGGTCTAAGTATATTCATGATGTCATTAGGAGACTTCATTGTATCCACGAACCAAACAGATTCCACTGGGTGACAATTACTCCCAAGGCCCTGTATCGCCTCATAAAGAGGCTGATATTCATCTTTATTCTTAACTTTTAAGTCATAAGTAATCATGTAAACGGCCATAGTTTTCTCCTTTTCCGTAAAATTCTGCACATATTTTTTCTTATTTGACGAATCAAACCTCCTGAAAGCTGTACGCATGGCCACAATTATTGATTCTCTTGTCGTTCAGCTGACACTTGATGCAAAGCCCTTCCAGAAAGGGCAGCAGCAGGCAGAGGCCGCTCTCAATGACCTGAAAGGGAAAGCTACAGGTGCTGGTCAGGCGATAGAGAAAACAGAACAGGCTCTTAATAAAACCGGAAAAACCTCTGAGGGATCTGCTCAGAAAATCGACAAGACAAACAATGCTCTTGATGGTCTGAGTGACAAAGCAACTGACGCAGAGAAAGCTCTTGATAAGGTCGATGAGGCTTTTGATGATGTCAGCGAAGCAGCAGAAAAGACTGGGAAAGAGGTTAAAGGCACAGGGGAAGCCACACAGAAGACTGGCAAGAACCTTGAAGAAACCGGAGATAAGGGCAGCGATGCCTTCCGCAAAGTCTCTCGACAGGCTCTGGCTTTCATAGCTGTACTGACCGCTGGCAAAGGTATTAAGTCTTTTACAGCTGACACCATTCACTCAAATGTTGCGCTGGCCAACAACGCCAGAAACATCAGAGAGTCAGCCGGAACGTTAGGCGCATGGCAAAGGGTCGCGCAAGCTACCGGGAACACAGCTGAGGACGTAAGCGGATCAATCGGATCAATGCTCTCTCAGTCTATGACGCCAGAGGGAAACAGCCAGCTTTCTCTGATGTTCGCGCAATTAGGCGTGAAAGGACAGAAAGCAAACGGCGAACTCAAACAAATGAGTGAGCTTATCCCTGAGCTGGCAGCCGCTGCAAAACGTGTCAGCCCGCAGTTCTTTAACGCAGTGATGAGGCAAAGCGGGGTTTCTCAGGGCTTCATCAACATGCTTGAAGAAGGGCCGGATAAATTAAGAGACCTCTACAGCGCACTGAAAGATTCAGCTCCTACAGATGAAGATGTTAAGGCTTCTCAGCAGCTTCTGCGTGACTGGACAGAGCTCACCGCGCAGTCCGAGAAACTTGGCCGCACGCTACTAACAAGCCTTGCTCCGCCATTACATACAATACTGACAGATATTATCGCTCTGGAAAAAGAGCACCCTAAGATGGTGTCTGGCCTCGCCACCGGTGGCGCCGCTGTCGGTGGCTTTCTTGCGGCTCTTATACCTCTGATGACTGCTGTCAGCGGTTATAAATTTCTCAAAACGTTAAGCAATCTGTCAAAGCTGGCTGACGTGATGAAATCTGGCGGGGGTAAAGTCGTTGCTGATGTTGTAAAAGAAGCGCCAAAAGTCGGCATGCTGTCTAAGGTTGCAAGATTTGGAGTGAGATTTCTTGGCCCTCTTGGCACTGCTCTTATGGCAAAAGACATGCTCAATTCATCTCTCGGCAAAGACGATATGGTCCCCCGAAACTCAAACGGGCGTCATTTTGCTGTAGATAACCCTGAGGCGTTTAATACATTCGCAGCCTCAGTAGCAAAGATTGAAAATGCTGCGTACAATCAACGCGGCGGATATAACAATGCTTACCTGGGCAAATATCAGATGAGCACTGATGCTATTAAGGACGGGGCGCGGGTTCTCGGTATCTCTGCGCCAACCAGCGAGCAATTTCTCAGTGATCCGGCGCTACAGGAACGACTTTTCGCTGGCTACACCAAATCCAATGAAATGTCCCTCGATGCTCGGAATAGTTTCTTCAGGAACTCATCTGATGCCGATAAGCTTGCACTCCTGGCATATGCCCATAATCAGGGGGCAGGCGGGGCAAGCCAGTTCATTAAAAGTGGAGAATCTAAACGTGACGGGTTCGGCACTGATGCCCGCATGTATTACGATTCAGTAAAAGCCAATCTCGCTGCTCAGAATGCGGCAATGGCTCAGGCCTCTGTCGTCAGAAACGTCACTCATGGCGACACCACAACAACTACAAACAGCCACAACCTGACGATCAATGCGACTGGTGCGAATGCGTCAGAAGTAAGAAACGCACTTAAAACAGCGTTCAGCACACCTCAGTTTCAGGCAAAGCAGAACAACGTAGGCATGATGTAGAGCAATGGCATTTATACCAACAACCCTGCCGGCGATTTGGGATATACCCACGGCTGTGGGTGTCCCGGCTTTGCTTAGTCAATCTATCAGTGATGGCGCCAGCGCATCCGCCTCTACCGTTCTGGGTACAGCTATTGATGAATACCTGATCACAAATGCCGCCTCGCAATGGGGTATATTCACAAATGACAATAAGCCCGTCCTGACCTCTGGCAGAGTGCGTTCTGTCGACATTCAGACCATGTATCAAATCTCAGATGCACCGCAGGAAAACGGTGCATTCATGAGCTATAATAAGGTGAAGATCCCTGGTCAGTATGCAATCACTATGCTGTGTGACGGATCGTCTTTCAGCTACGGGGATGCGAGTGTTGTTACAGATCTGATCTCAACGTTCTCCGGTACAAGTTCAGGTGAGGCGATGAGAAAGAAAGAGTTTATCGCCCTGCTTGAAGCTCTCTGCATTGATCTGACGACGTATATCATCACAACCCCAGAACGTAATTACACAAATGTAAACGTCCTTGGCTATCATATCAGACGCTCTACAGAGCGCGGCGTATCCCTGCTGTGGGCCGATATTGCCCTGCAGGAGATAAGGCAAACATCAAGATCAGGTGTAGCAATACCGGAGGCAGACGGCGTTGTAAGTTCTCCCTCGTCACCATCAGGTGCATCTAAGATTAATACCGGAAATGTCCAGTCAACAACTACAGACGTTCAGGTAACGGGGATCAGCTGATGGCAGTTACAATCCCTCTCAATGCCGAGCCATATCAGCAGGTGAAAGTCCCGCTCTCGGGAGTAACGATCACCCTGACGATACAGGAGCGCACGAACGGTCTGTATATGGACGTTGCACAGAACGGAACCGCTGTAAGAGCTGGTATTTTATGTCAGGACAGAACGTGGCTGGTTCGTTCCGCATATCTCGGGTTGCCGGGTGATTTCGCGTTTATGGATACGCAAGGCACGTCTGATCCAACATACGACGGACTGAACAGCCGCTATATCCTGATTTATGAAGCTGGCGAAAATGCAGACTGATTACACACGAAAACAGATTGATCTCGTGTTTACGTTTAACAGCACAGCCACCGGAGAGACAAAAGGAACATCACTATCAATCAGACGTCACCGGGTTAGCTGTCAGATTGTCAGCGCTGGTTTTATCACGGGCTCGATGTGTTCGTTACGCATTGAAGGAATGACCCTCAGCCGAATGAATGAGCTTTCTCAGATTTCGATTGGTCTGCTCGCATTCTCTCCGAACTCTGTTGATGTTTACGCCGGGGACTACGGCACAGAGCTGCCTCATATATTCTCTGGCAATATCACCACTGCATTTATTGATTACACGACAGCCCCGAATATTGGCTTCGTAGTGCAGGCTCTGGCAACGTATAATGCCGCATTACAGCCCGTTCTTCCTGTTTCCTTCCCGGCCGGCACTCCTGTTGCCACGATTATGCAGACTATAGCCCGTCAGACTGGCCTGAGCTTTGTAAACCACGGCGTTGATACCAAAATGACGGGGGCGGTATATTACTCACAGACAGCATCTGTGCAGCTGGAAAAATGCGCTGAGGCGGCGGGTATCGACTACCACGTCGGCATGAATACGCTCTCTATATGGCCTCGCAACGTCAGCGCAGACTCAAACACAGCAATCGTTGTTTCAGCTGACCGAGGAATGATCGGATACCCTAATTACACACAGGGCGGCGTCAGGCTGCAGACTATATTCAACCCATCATTCAACTTCAGAGACACAATTAAACTCGAAAGCGAGTATGCCCCGGCAGCCTGGGAAAACAGAAACGGGCAGCTTAATGCGCTGACGAATAACAACACACTATATCCGCCATCGAACGGGCTATGGGTCATCCAGACGTTGCAGCACGACCTGCAAACAGAAGAGCCCGGAGGCCAGTGGTTTTCATACATCGAAGCACAACGTCCCGATATGGTCGGGCAGGAGGCTATCTTTGGCAAATAATGCGTATATCGGAACGCAACGGATATCTGACCAGGCATCTGACTTCAGCGCAACATCAGCTATTGTGCGTCGCATTATCGCCGGTATGGGTGGGCCAACTATTGTTCAGGTCGTAAAAGTCGATAGTGGGACAGGATTAAACCCTGTCGGCTTCGTTGATATTCAGATACTGGTTCAGCAGCAGACCGGCGATGGTAAGGTTAGTTCTCACGGAACAATTCATAACGTCCCATATTGCCGAATTCAGGGTGGAAAACGGGCATTTATTATTGATCCGGGAGTTGGCGAC